TACGGTTGATGTGGCAAGAGGAGTAGGAGAGGATTACTCTGCCTTTGTAATAATAGACATTACAGAATTTCCACATCAAGTAGTTGCAAAGTATAGGAATAATACGATCAAACCTATGTTGTTTCCCAATATCATATACGAAACATGTAGAGGATATAATAATGCATTTGTATTATGTGAGGTAAATGATGTAGGAGATCAGGTTGCTGCTATTCTAAACTTTGATTTGGAGTATATGAATCTTCTTATGTGTTCTATGAGAGGTAGAGCAGGTCAGATAGTAGGACAAGGATTCTCTGGTAATAAGACACAGTTGGGTGTGAAGATGTCCAAGACTGTTAAGAAGATTGGATCATTGAATTTAAAACAAATAGTAGAATCGGATAAAATTTTATTTAAAGATCTGGATATTATTTCAGAATTAACTACTTTTATATCTAAGAGTAATTCATTTGAGGCAGAGGATGGGTGTAATGATGACCTTGCTATGTGCTTAGTAATATATGCATGGCTAGTTCAATGTGATTATTTTAAAGAACTTACAGATCAAGATGTAAGAAAGAAATTATATGAAGATCAAAGAGATCAGATTGAGCAAGATATGGCACCTTTTGGGTTCATTAGTGATGGTACTGATGATATGTCATTTGTAGACCCAGAAGGAGATCGATGGTATACAGATGAGTATGGAGATAAGGGTGGAGGAATGGAATACATGTGGGAGTACATGTAAAAATGCATGTAAGGGTATCCAATTTATAAATAAATTTAGATAATTTGATACCTTTAGAGGGAAAAAACATGTCGCTAAACTTAGTTTCACCTGGAGTCAAGGTAAGGGAAGTAGACTTAACAATTGGAAGAGTTGATGCTGTTAATGAACTAGTTGGTGCGATTGCAGGTCCATTTGAGAAAGGACCAATTAATACTCCAATTCTAATCGAAACGGAGCAAGATCTTCTTAAAACGTTTGGTAAGCCTATTTCAACAGACTCGCAATATGAGTATTGGATGAGTGCATCTAACTATCTTTCTTATGGCGGTGTCCTAAGAGTAGTCAGAACAGATAATACAAATTTAAATAACGCAAATGCTGGTGTATCTGCTGCATCAACAACTGCAAAAATAGAATCATACGAAAATTTCGTAAATAATCATTCATCTGCAACGGATTGGTACTATGCTGCTAAAGATCCAGGAAGATGGGCAAACGGATTAAGAGTTTGCACAATTGATGGATTTGCAGACCAAACAATTACTGGTATTACTACAAGTGATTTCCCAGTTGGTGCTGGTGTAACACAAACATTAGTAGGTAAAGTTGATCCAGGATCTAGTGGTTCAACTACAACATTCACTGGGGGATTCCTAAGAGGAGTTGTTACTGGACAAGGTGTAGGAGAAGTTTATGTTAAAGTAGTTGACCAAGTAACAGCAGCTGGAGTTTCAAGTCCAGCAAGTTATGCTCAAGGTTCAGTTAACAAGTTTGACAATCCAGTTACTAGTGCTGACCACGTAGTTAATACTGGTTTTGGTGCTACTACTGCAGTTCTTAACGAAGCATTTGATATCACTATTACTGGTATTACAACTGAAAATGTTAACGGAGTTGCTGCTAATGACTTTGTTGCTGGTGGTGGAAATGATGGAACATATATTGAAGTAAGTGGAAATGGAGTTGGATCAGGTACAACTGTTGTTGCAATTGGTGCAAGTACCATTACTGTAGACAGAGCAATTACTGCTGGTGCAGGTACAACATCTCTAACATTTACTAAAGTTTCTGTTGCTAACACAACATCAAACCCAATACAAGTTGTTGGATTGGATGGAACAACAAGTGCAACTATTAGATCTGCAACTACAAAAGATTGGTGGGAAGATCAGAAATTGGATCTTACCAACTCGGAAGTTTATTGGAAGTCTATTGCTACAAGACCAGGAACATCTGAATACGCTTCACAAAGAAGTGCAACAAATGATGAGTTACATGTTGTTGTAATAGATGATCAAGGTCATGTAACTGGTACTGCAGGACAAATTGTAGAGAAGCATTTAAATCTCTCTAAGGCACTTGACGGTAAGGTAACTCCATCGGAGAATATCTACTGGAAGGATGCTTTGGCAATGAAGTCAGAACACATCTACGGTGGATACGTTGGTGCTGGTGCTACATCTGGACTTACTGCTACTGCAGGTGGTTACGCATATACACAGAAGACTATTGGTAACTGGAATGCAAATGCACAAGGAGTTTCGTTCTCAGTACAAGGAAACAAAGGTTACTCATTAACAGGTGGAGAAAACTATTCTACTTCTGGTGGATATGGTGCTACTCTTGCTAATGTTATTAGTGGATATGAGAAGTTTAAGAATCAGGCAGAGTACCAACTTAACTTCTTAATTCAAGGACCATCTGGAGGTTCTACCGTACAGGAGTCACAATCAAAAGCAAATTATCTAATCTCTATTGCAGAATTGAGAAAAGATTGTGTTGCTTGTATTTCTCCACATAAGGATAATGTTGTCAATGTAACTAATTCTGATACTCAGACAGAAAATGTTATTGATTTCTTTAATCCATTAACATCATCTTCATACGCTGTATTCGATTCAGGTTACAAGTATGTTTATGATAGATTTAATAATAAATTCAGGTGGCTTCCATTAAATGGAGATACTGCTGGATTGATGGCAAGAACTTCAATCAATCAGTATTCATGGTTCTCACCTGCTGGTGCATCAAGAGGTGCTATTAACAATGCTATTAAACTAGCATACAACCCATCTCAAGCACAAAGGGATCTAATTTATCCTAAGAGAATTAACCCAGTCGTCTTCACACCTGGTGCTGGAATTGTCCTCTTTGGTGATAGAACTGGACTATCATACGCTTCTGCATTTGATAGAATTAACGTTCGTCGTTTGTTCCTCACAATAGAGGCAACAATCGAGAGATCAGCAAAAGCACAACTCTTCGAATTCAATGATGTTATCACAAGGTCTAACTTTGTAAATATCGTTGAACCATATCTCCGTGATGTTAAGTCGAAGAGAGGTATTACTGATTTTGTCGTTGTTTGCGATGAAACAAACAACACTCCTGACATAATCGATGCCAACCAGTTTAAGGCTGACATCTTTGTCAAACCTGCAAGATCAATCAACTTCATCGGTCTAACCTTCGTTGCTACCCGTACTGGTGTTAGCTTTGAAGAAGTCGTTGGAAACGTTTAATTAATTAGAGGAAACGATTAATGGCAAACCTAAACATTCCAAATACTAGGGATAGGACTCTTGATGCATTCAAGGGTAAGATGATCGGGGGTGGTACTAGATCTAATTTATTTGAAGTTGAACTTTATTTCCCAGATGATGCAATCCCACAAGATTCAACAAAAGATGTTGTTTCTGATAAGGCAAGATTCTTAGTAAAAGCAGCTGCACTTCCTGCATCAAATATCAGCAATATTGCTGTTCCATTTAGAGGAAGAAATCTTAAGATTGCTGGTGACCGTACATTTGATCCTTGGTCAATTACGGTTATTAATGATACTGATTTTGTACTCAGAAATGCATTTGAGAGATGGATGAACCTCATAAACAAGCATGAGGATAATGCTGGATTAACAGATCCTACATCGTACCAACAAGATCTTTTTGTTAGACAACTTGGAAGATCTACAGTTGCTGGAACAAATCCAGTTAGTGCTGTACAAGTTCCTGTTTTAAAACAGTATAAGTTCTTTGGTGCATTCCCAACTCTTGTTTCTGCAATAGATTTGAGTTATGAAAATACTGATGCAATTGAAGAGTTCACAGTAGAATTGCAGTACCAGTGGTACGATGCACTTGCTTCTGATGGCAGCACCCAATTAGGCACTGGTGCATAATCATAAATAGTGCTATAATAGTAGCAAAACAGTTATACAATGGCAAAGCTCTTTGGCTTTAAGTTACCAAGTACTGGAGAAAACAAAAGTAAAAACATTGTTTCTCCAGTACCTTCTAACGACGAAGATAAATCAGATTTTTATATCTCCAGTGGTTTCTACGGACAATACGTAGATATTGAAGGTGTATACAAAAACGAACAAGATTTAGTTCGTAGATATCGTGAAATGTGTCTGCATCCAGAGGCAGATAGTGCAATTGAAGATATTGTAAATGAAGCAATAGTTTCTGATCTTAATGATTCTCCTGTAGAGATTGAGTTATCAAACTTACCTGCATCAGATAAATTAAAAGATATTATTAGAGAAGAATTTAAATACATCAAGCAACTCATGAACTTCGATAAGAAGTCTCATGAGATTTTTCGTACCTGGTATATTGACGGAAGAGTATATTATCATAAAGTAATTGACTTAAAGAAACCAGAAGATGGTTTACAAGAAATTAGATATATCGATCCATTAAAAATAAAATTAGTAAGAAAGCAAGAAAAACTTGGTCCTAACTATCAGTCACCAGTATACACTGATCAGTTAAATCAAACAAAAATGTTTGAAGCTCCCAAACTTGAGGAGTATTATGTTTATAGTCCAAATGCTACTACCAAGAATAGTGGTAATGTGATGCTCCCAAACAGAGGAGATCAAAAGAGTGTACAGATAGCAAAAGATGCAATTACATATGTCACTTCTGGACTTGTAGATCGTAATAAGCAAACAGTACTATCATACTTACATAAAGCAATCAAAGCTCTTAACCAGTTAAGAATGGTTGAGGATAGTCTTGTTATCTACAGATTATCTCGTGCTCCAGAGAGAAGAATATTCTACATTGATGTAGGTAACCTTCCAAAGATCAAGGCAGAACAATATCTGCGTGATGTTATGAACCGTTATAGAAATAAACTGGTTTATAATGCTGATACTGGAGAGATCAGAGATGACCGTAAGTATATGGCAATGCTTGAGGACTTCTGGTTACCAAGAAGAGAAGGTGGTAGAGGAACTGAAATTTCTACACTTCCTGGTGGACAAAACCTTGGAGAACTTAATGATATTGAATATTTCCAGACTAAACTTTATAAGTCATTAAATGTTCCATCAAGTAGACTGGACAGTCAAGGTGGATTTAATATGGGTCGTTCATCAGAAATTTTAAGAGATGAACTTAAGTTTACTAAGTTTGTTGGTAGACTCCGTAAAAGATTCTCTGGAATCTTTACCGATATGCTTAAGACTCAATTAATTCTTAAGAATATTGTTACTCCAGATGATTGGGATCATTTAGAAGAACATATCCAATATGATTACTTGTATGATAATCATTTCTCAGATCTTAAAGAAAGTGAACTTCTACAAGAAAAGTTGGGTGTTCTTGCTGCAATGGAACCATATATGGGTAGATATTTCTCTGCAGCATATGTAAGAAATAAAGTCCTAAAACA